GCCATAACGGTAAACGTAAAGCACAATGCCATAAGGCGGCCTACGAATACGATTAGTGAAGCGTGGTGTTGTTCGGGTGTTTTATTCACAACTGGCCTTTGTAAAGCATTGGTACTCAATATTCGTTTTAGAAACGGTGCAACCACTACAACCCCAAACTACGACGGCAATTAAAAGCGCGTACCCAATCATGTAACGCCATTTCATTACGCCTCGGGGCGTGTCGGGAAAACAATCTTTTTAGGGTCTTTGTTTTGTGCCGGTAGGTCGCGCAATTCTTTACGGTAAGTTGCCCACGCTGTTTTGTTTGCGGTGCTATCGGTTACTTGTGTCCAGTCGCTAGCGGATAGTTCACGGTTGCGCCAGTTGCGAATACGCTCAAAAAAGTATTCGTTTGGTACTTCGTCTGCGTTTTCGTATGGTTGGATTAGGTCAAGATAATTCATTATGCAGCCTCATATACAATTTGTAAGCGAATAATGTCGCCAGTCGCAGGAACAACAGGGTTTGTGCCGTTTACTTGTGTAGCAATACGCAAAAATGTGCCGCTTGCGTCTAAAACAACAACACCCATAGTTGTGCTTGATGCATAATAACTTTGTGCAATAAAATCAAAACCTGCAGAAACATCTGTGTATAAACCTTGACCGACAATTTGGATAGTTTGCGCTGCCGCAGCGGTTCCCGTTACAGGCAAACTAAACAACAAACCGCCAGCAGTAATAGTTGATGTACTTCCCAAAGTCCATTTATAAGTTGCCTTGACAATTTTGTTTACTCTTTGAAATGCACAATCAAGTGTGCCATTTCCTACCGTAGCGTTAGTCAAAGTTGGCGTAAAAACGGTAGAGGCTTCGCCAATGCCGTTAAGTTGCGCGGCAGTTAAAACGGTGCTTGCTACAAAAGGAAATGGGTTAGCCATAGTGCCTCTATCCTAATTCACCCAAGTACGTTGAGTGCGTCAATAATTCCAAATTCGGCGTTATCAAGTATCAGTTCGTACACAATTACCGTAGGGGTAGTAAATAGTCGTACCCGGTGACCGTCTAGCGTTATTTCATGTTCTACACCCTCTACGCCTAATTCTTGGGCAAGTACAGTAGTTGTTTGACCAGTAGTAAAAGTCTTTTCTATGGTTATTGTGTCGTTAATGTCAACAATGGCCACCGTGTCGCGTTGGGCTGTTGTAAGCGCGCCTAGGACGGTTTCTACGCTGTTGTAGCGCGGTTCGGGTGTGCCGTTTAAAAGGTAGGTTGCCGCGTCGGCTACTTCGCTATCGTCCAAAAGGCTGTTGGTAATGCTGTTGGTTTGCACAAAAAACGCGGCTTGGCTTGCTAGGTCATTGGCTGTTGCATTGTGGCCGTCTAGGTTTTCTATGTAAACGCGGTTGGTTACAGCGTCTGCTTCAAAAGTGATACCTAAGTTGTCGTATGGTATACCTGTTCCGTCGTCGTGAAAGTCTGCTACTGAACCGCTAAGGGTTTGCGACACTCTCGGCGTAAAGGTCAACACCCCGTCACGTGACATAAACAGGCGGCCAAATTCTGCGGTTTGGTTTATTTGAGTTAAATAGTTTAGGGCGTTGGTTCCTGCGGGCACGGTAAAAGCTGCGCTGTGGCCTAGGTCTACGGTGCCTGCGTTAATGTTTCTAGCTGCACCCGTTGGGTAGTCCACTTCGGGCAGGTCTAAAACGGTTGTTATGCGTTGCCCGGACGTTTCTACAGTCACGTTTAGTTCGTCCATATAGGTTTGACCTAATAGGTAAAAATCGTCTGAACAGTAAACGGTAACCGTGTCCAACCCAAATAGATCAAAATTATAATCGTAATTGATAACCCGTCCACGGAAAAGGTACTCGGGGTTATTGCTTGCGTCGTAACGCACAAAATACACTTGTCGCAACGGTGCTAAACCCGGCAGCGCTTCGGGCGTGTTGTAATAGGGGCCTGTGTCGTCGAATGGGTTAAAAATGCCGTCAACGTCAAATATGGTAAATGTCATTGTGCCAGCGACGAACTGATCGCCTTGGTCGCGTCTGCCACGTCGAATACTTACTTGCGTGGTGCTGTTGGTTACGTTGGCGTAGTCGTCGGTTCCGTCAAGTACAAAGGTTGTGTTATCTAGTACGCCTTTTATGTAGTCGTCTAATACAAATGCGTTTACGTTAAAACCTGTGTCAATGAAAAGGCTGTAGTTTCCTGCTTGGGTTATGGTGCTGCCGGGCATTATCTAAAACCTGCTATTGGTATGTCTAATGGCCCGTTTTGGCGGGCTAGGGCACGTAGGCCGTCTTGTGTTACGCGCCCAATTTCGGCGCTGGTTGCCATGCCGCCGGTGACGTTGACCGTAAAGTTTTGGGTTACGCCGCGCATTGCTTGGTGTTCGGCAATGCTGGTCATTTGTGCAGCTGTTGGTGCTGGGGTAGCAATGGTTTGCCCTGCTGTTATTTGCGTAAATGCAACTTCGGTTTGGGCTTGCTGTAGCAAACTTTCAAGGCGCTTAGTTGTTAGTTTCGGGTTTTTAAGTATCTTTTCATACTTGGCTAAAACGCTTTCTAAGCCCGCAACCAGCGCTTGCCCTTGGTCTACGCCCGCTTGGTAGAAACGGCCTGCGGTATCAAGCCCTAGTTTGTTTGCTACGCCCTGAACGGTTGCTACTAATTCGTTTACACCGCCCGGGCCTGTAATGGCTTCCTGACCGCCTGCAACTAGTTCGGCTGCAATTGCAGCGCCCGCTTCGGCGCCAGCGTTTAATACGGCTTGTAACGCGTTTTCGCTGAGGTCGCGCTGTAACAACAATTCAATGTTTCGGCCATATTCTCGAACGCCTGCTACCTGATCGCGCAAACCTTCCAAAAACCCGGCGCCTGTTTCGTCGCCTGCTTCTTTCGCACGGGCAAAATTAAATCCTTCGCTAATGCTGTCGGCTACAGATTTGCCAAAATCTGCAAACGCTTCTTGGGCGTCGGTTAATTGGTCTTTAGCGTCATCTAGGGCGTCGGTTAGTTTGTCGCTAATGACGTCGTAAAGTTCGTTAATTGCTTTAGACGCGCCACCTGTTTTTACTTCGGTGTCTTTAAGGCTTTTGTTAAATTCGTGTGCGGCGTCAACGCCTCGAATGTGTGCAGCTGTAGATCGCTTTAAGTTTTCGTTGTACGCGCCCGTTGCTTTTTCGGCTTCAACGGTATTGGACACAATGTTTGTTAACTCGTAAACAAACACCGCAAAACGTGACGACGCTATAAATGCTTGTTTTGCTATTTCGCCTAAACCTTGGCCAATAAGGTTAAAAGTCTTGGGGTTACGGCGTACCCAATCGCTAATGTTTAATAACGATTGCGTAAAGTTTTCCATTAACGGCAACAACTTTTGGCCTAGTTGTGCTTGTATGTTTGCAAATTCGGCGCTTAACGTACGTTGGCTATTTGCTAGGCCGTCGCTGGTTCGTAAAAAATCGCCTTGGGCGTCTGTTGTTTGTTTATAAATTGCTGATTGCGCGGCCAAAATCTTTTGTTGTGCTGTCAATGCACCTTTGCCGTCGTAAATGCCAAGGTTTAACGCCTCTTGTTTTAACGTCGCGTCATTAAGCAAAACACCGAAACGGCGCAAAGGTTCGGCTTCGCCACGTAACGCGGCACCAATAGCCTGTACGGCTTCCTCGGGGCTTGTGTTATTAAACGACGCTAGATCGGTTGCAAGGGCCGTAAAGTCATTGCTAAATGTGGCTAAATCCTCGCCACCTAAACCCGCTGCTTTACCAAACGTGCCAAACGCCCCGGCAGCGTCCAAAACCGATTGCTTCGACTGCCCAAGGTTACGGGCCGCGCTAGCTGCAAACTTTTCTACCTCACCCGCGCCCTTGCCAAAAATGACGTTTACTTTTGACATGCTTTCTTGCAGGTTTGACGCCGCGGTAATTGCTGGGCCAATAACGCTCTTTACAGTCGCAAACGCAATAGACAAACCGCCAGCCGCGCCCGCAACGGCTTGCGCGCTAGTACCAAATTTCTTTAGTTGTTTGTCGGCAGCCTGAATACCAGTATTAACAAACGACGTAATAATCGGTATGTTAATTGCCATTATTTGACCCTCTGCTTTAGTTGCGTGTTCGTGCGTTTTTCAACGTCGCTAATAACCGATTGTATGTCTTGTTGCACAGCGTCGCGGTTCTTAGTTACTGCCTTGTCAATTACACGCGGTTGGTTGCCTTCCTCTTTTGTAAGGTTGGCTACGAACAAGCTGCTGACGTTTCGCCCGGCATGGTCATAGATCACGCCCGCTGGGTCTGTTGATTGCACCACCATAAGCCTGTATGGCTTGGCACCAAAAACCACCTGTTCGGTGTAACCACCGCGGTTAAAATCTACGTAGCGTTCACGGCTAGGGCGTACACCTACTTTAATTTTGTAACCCTTTTGTACTTGATCGGTGCGCCAACTGGTTTCACGGCCTCGCACAAGG